ATCCATTATTTTACGGTACAAATTCCTTCTTCAACACTCTGTATGATCGCAGCACATACTACGTATGGGTTGATGTTTGCGCATGGACGGCGATCTTCTAGATAACCATAGCCCACTTTGCGTACACCAATTGGAATACGTATGCTGCAAGCACGATCACTGTCACCATACGAGAATACAGTAGGATCTGATGTTTCAAGTTCGCCTGTCATTCTATGGTCTAAGTCTTCACCATACAGTGCAATACACTCAGTATGTGTTTTGGACATATTTTCAATAGCATCTCTGATTGCTGATGGGCCTTCGCCTTCATCACGAATGTATTTTGTTGAGAAGTTGGTATGCGCACCACTACCATTCCAGTTGCCTTTCACTGGTTTTGGATGCAACGTTGCTGTTGCTTGGTGATTCGCAGCTACACGATACAACAGGTAACGTGCAACAATAAGATCATCAGCTACAGTTAGCGGATCTTTTGCACCAATCTGGAATTCCCATTGTGCAGGCATAACTTCTGCATTGGTTCCACAGATTGCAACGCCATATGCTAGACACTCATCTGTGTGTTCATCAACGATATGAGTACCATACGCTTCGTCATAACCAACACCACAATAGTATGGACCTTGCTCACCAGGGAATGCATTTTCAGGCCAGCGATACAATTTGTTGCCAGAGCCATCCATCAATACATATTCTTGTTCAATACCAAACAACCATTCGTTGTTGTGATATTTGTCAGTGAGGCTTACTAGCTGTGGTCGCTTGTTTGATTCAACCACATTACCAATGAAGTCAGTTACATCACAGAGAACTAGTGTCTCGTATCCTTCTCCACATTGATAGATTCGTACAGGGTTCAGAAATAGATCGGAGTCGCCAGTTGGTGCCTGACCAGTAGATGATCCGTCGTAGCTCCATTCTGGCACTTGTTGAACGTGATTAATATTCTTTTCTGTGATCTTCAATTTATTACGAACGTGGCCCTTCGCGTCGAGCCATATGTATCTTAGTTTTGTCATTTTTCCTCTCTCTTGTTTGCGAGTCGGTTTAAGTATTCTTCTGACACATCACCCGTAATGTATTCGCCAGAGAAACATGACGTATCAAAGTTGTTTATGCTTACGCCTTCATATTGTACTGCTTGTATCAGTGCAGATAGCTCAAGGTATATCAATTTATCTGCGCCTATTAATTCTTCTATTTCTTCTTCTGAGCAATCATGTGCAATCAACTCATCTGTTGATGGCATGTTGATACCATATACATTTGGGTATCGAACTGGTGGTGCTGCTACTGCAAAGTATACCATATTCGCGCCCGCTTGTCTAGCTATTTTTATGATTTCGCGTGAAGTAGTTCCTCGCACGATACTATCGTCAACGAGTAACACATTTTTACCAGCGAACTCTAAGTCAATCGTGTTCAGCTTTTGCTTCACAGACTTCTCTCGTAGTTCTTGACCAGGCATAATAAACGTGCGAGGAACATATCTATTCTTCACGAAACCATCACGCAATTTTAGTCCAAGTCTATGTGCTACTTGTACAGCAGACACACGACTTGTATCGGGAATAGGAATTACTACATCTATATCATGGTCAGGCCATTCTTCTAGAATCTTTTCACCCAACTGCTCACCAATGCGTAGACGAGACTTATATACTGATAGTCCATCAATGATAGAGTCTGGTCTAGCCAAATAAACATACTCAAATATACATGGCGATAGCTGTGTCTTTGTTGCGCACATCTTTGAATGTAGTCTACCTTTGTTATCTATGAATATACACTCACCAGGCTCTACGTCACGTACACGCTCAAAGTCTAGTACATCAAGTGCTACACTTTCGCTGGCTATCATATATTCTAGCCCATGTGCAGTTTCTCTACGTCCAAGAACCAGAGGCCGAATACCATGTGGATCACGAAACGCAACGATTCCGTTATTTGCAATCAATGAGACAACTGCGTAACCACCACTCACTCTCTTGTGTAGTTCAGTAATGGCCTTGAATATACGTTCTGCCATCATTTCATTGTGATTACCTTTCTGTAGCTCATGCGCGAATACATTTAGAAGCACTTCACTATCAGATTCAGTGTTCAAGTGTCTCAGGTCTGTGCTTGAAAGCATTTCAGCTAACTCATCATAGTTGACGAGGTTACCATTGTGGGCTAGACATATTCCATACGGACTATTGACGTACAGTGGTTGCGTTTCTTTGGGTTTCTTCGCACCCGCTGTTGGATAACGTACATGGCCTATGCCAACGTTGCCCTTTAGCCGTCTCATGTGTCTCGTATGGAATACGTCGCGTACTAGCCCTGTTCCTTTTCTTGTGTGAAGTCCATTGCTATCGCACGTAACGATACCAGCGGCGTCTTGTCCCCTGTGTTGCAACATGGTCAACGAATCATATAGTGCTTGATTCACTGGTTGCTTACCAAAGATTCCAACAACTCCACACATTACGATACGACTCCATTGACTACCCATGTTACAGAGTCTATCTTTGTACAAGTTAATGAGGAACCACCAGATACAACTACCATTTGATCGTTCATCATGTCTTTTTGATCTTGTATAAATTTTCTTCTTCTAGCAGGATGCACACGTTTTGGGTTGCCATTTTTGTATGCCAGATCAAGGCCAAATGCACACTCTGTTGTATCAGATGTATTGATAGTAATGAGATCACCAACTGAAAGTCCACTAGTGGTAAAAGTTGTAGACCCTGAGAATATTCCGAATTGATGGGCAACATCCTCACCTTGGATGAACGTCCACACGTTTTGTTCATCTTGGACTTTCCGCAGTCCACGATTCTCTGCTCTTATTCTTTGTTGTGTCTTTCTTCGCTTCATTCTAAATCTACCTCATTTTCAAATGAAGTGAAGCCTGACTCTTTAATAACTTTGAGTACAGAACCAACTCGACCAACCAATTCATCTCTGTGACTGATAAGGAATATGTTTCTGTTTGCTTCTCGTCCCATCTGTTTCAGTACAGACAGTGCGCTCTCAACGCCTGCTGGATCAAGCCCATTATCAATAAGCTCGTCAATGAATAGCAGACTGATAGGAGTATTCAAACTCTCATAAACATCTCTGAATGACCAGCTAAGACCAAGTATCAAACGTGTACGCTCACCACGACTCAAGTTATCGAAGTCCAAGTCACGACCATGCTCGCGTATCTCTACGGTCAAGTCAGACATAAACTTGATCTTGTGTGGTAAACCAACACGACCAAGATAGTGTTCTAGTCTTGCATTCAAGTACGCAAGATTCTGATTGATAATCTTCTTACGAATGAAACTGTCTTTGCTTGTGAGCAATCGCACCAAGAAATCTTGGTGATCGCGTAATGACACTAGATCATTCATCAAAGTGTAGTTTATCGTTTGTAGTCCTGTTTTCTTCAATGTCTCTATCTGGTCAGTGAAGTGGTTCTCTCTTGTAGACTCTACTTCCAACGTAGTCTGTAAACTTTCCAAACTTGATCTATGATTATATGCGTCTTCTAGTTCATCATAAAATACTTCAGGCTCGTCAACGACTTCTAAGTTGTCTAGCTTTGCTTGTTCCAACCCAAGCTTCGCTTCATTGTCACCATATCTAACATTCAAGTCAGCTAACTTTTTAGTTGTTGTGTCTTGTAGTTCTTCGTGGGCATCATCTTGCAAGTCTTGTCCACACGTATGACAAGTCTGTTCTCGTATAAGTTCGAGATTTGCCATTGTCACTTCAATCGCATCGTTGTCTGCTTTAAGTGATCGTTTTAATGTTTTGCATTTTGATTCAATTGGCGCACGTTTGGATTTAACATCCTTTATGTCACTTAGTAGTTTGTGTTTCTCTATCTCTCCTTCGACATCAATGCCTTCAAGCACAATGATAGCTTCTGCTGCTTCAGTTACCAGTGTCTCTTGATCCTTAACCCATTGGTCAGACTTCTTTACGAGACTGGTGATGTTATCTTCGATGTGACTGTTGGCCTTCTTGATAGCTTGGACGCGAAACTCTTCCTCTTTTATTTTGTCTTTCGTATTCTTTAGCTGTTCTTTAAGAATCTCTGCCTTCTCTGAAAGCTGTGTGATACCAAGCAATTGCTCAATAAGTTCACGCTGGTCTGCTGCCTTCATGGCGAGGAACGGCTCACTGTATGTGTTAAGTGCCACAACATTCTTGAACATAGTATGACTCAAGCCAAGCTCGCGCTCAAGTTCGCGCTGCGTTACACGATTGTCACCCTGTGCTTCATCTGCTTCATCGACGCTGGCTTCTGTACCAGCAACCATGAACGAGAACTTAACTGGCTTACGCCCACGCTCGATTAGATATTCAGTTCCGTCTTTCTCAAACTCAAGAGTAACAACCATGTTCTTACTATTGGTCTTGTTGACGAGATTATCTACTTTGATCTTTGTGAGTGCAGTACCATACAACGCATACGACAACGCATTGACGATGGTACTTTTGCCCACACCATTACGTGCGTCAAGTCCACCCTGGTCTAGATTCTCACCCAAGACAAGCACGAGGTCTTTATCATCAAAGTTGATACTTTGTGTGACATTGCCTACGCTCATAAAGTTTTTTATTGTTATATTTTTTATGCGTATCATAAGTCGTTATATATCTGCTGAAGCTTTCCTATATCAAATGATTCTGAGTCCATTGTTTTGATACTGTCAATGACAATCTGATCGACTGTCACGAATTTAATATCACCAAGTTCTTCTGCTTCGTGTTCTGATTCATTACGAGGAATCAAATTGAGTTCTCGTATGTCATAATTCTCTGATAGTGTTTCACGTATGAAGTTTGCATCTTCATAAGATAGATCAACGTCTAGTTCAATCTTAGCGAAAGTCTTTGGTAGGAGATGCTTGTCAGGATCTTCTAACAAGGCAGTCAGACTCATCTTAATATATCTTGGCCCTTGCCAATTCACATATTCTGGTTCACCGTCCCACTCAAGAAACATTGCTCCCCTATCAGAATCATCTATGTCAGCAAAGTTGTGACCAAATGGATTTCCGATATAATGAATGATGCCTTTCTGTTGTCGTTTGTGGAAGTGTCCAGAAAAGATATAGTCTTGGTGTTGAAAGTCTTCTGCTTGAAGTTGTCCATGATCTGGCATCTCTACTTTAGCATTCATTTTGAAACGAGGAAATTCGAAGTGACCAAACATATACTTGGATTCTATCTTGGATACTTTTGTCCACTCACTACCAACTAACCAAGGAATTATGGCAACATCACTTTCAGTCGTAATTTCATCAACGAGGTGTATGTTTGAATACAAGTCAGCCATTGGAATAGAGTTAAGTTCACGCTTCTCTTTGTAGTAAAGATCGTGATTACCTACAATGAAATACATATTGTCGAATGCTTCACTGAGTTTAGCGAGGGCTGTCATACTGTAGTTTAGCGTCGATACGTTAATGGTTGCGCGATGGTGATGCCAGTCTCCCAGCATGATACACGTTTCCGAATTCCGTAATTTCGCTTCCGCAATAAACCAATCTAGAAAGTCTAAGCAATCTTGATTGTGTTGGCGACTGTTATGTTTTAACCCAAAGTGAATGTCTGTGAAACATGCGACATTCTTAAACAAATTCTTGCTGTCAGTCATTATTTGCCTTTTCATAGTTTTCTAAAGCACGAACATATCGTTCAAAATACGATTTGTCCTTTAATACATCGTTCGCATAGTCTACCATTTCTAGTATTCGCTTGACTTTCTCATCATCAGGCAAATCCATATAGCAGATGCCAGAAATCGTTCTGATTGTGCTGGATATTTCCAATACAATCTCGTCGTGATCCTTTTCTGATAAATGTGTCCCCTTCAAGCTTTTTACAAAATCTTTCTTGGGATCGTCTGTCATACGTGACCTTTAGTTTTCGCCCACTCTACGTATATCTGACCAATAGAGTCGATCTGTTCTGTTGTTAACTCCATATCTTCATGTATTTTTTGCTCTAAATCCATGAAGTAAGTGCTGTCTTTGTTTGTTTCTTTGTCTCGCACTTCTGCCAGCACTAATACGTGTATTTGCTGCAACGCATATTCTTTCCAGCTTACGGGCTCACCAGACAGTACCCTTGTGAACTTTTCCTTTTTAGTCTCCACCATCTGCTGCCTTAGCTTCTTCGCGCATCTTACGCAGCTTGTCTTCGTGTTCGATCTGTTTCTTCCAGCTTGGAGTCAAGCCCTTCTCGACAAGAATCTTATCCTTAACATCCTGGTGCTTCTTTTCCAAGTTAAGTACGCGAGTAAAACTGTGTGTTAATGCTTGTGTGTAGTATGCAAATGGATTGTTGCTCTTTGCTTCATTGAATTGTAGTCCCATTGACGATAGCTGTAGCAAACTCTGCCCTCGCATCTCATCAATGTATGTGTATCCACGCCAGTTAGCACGTTGGCTATAGCGTTCTACGAGCAACATGAACATGGTTGCAAGCTTATCAGTCATTGCTCCATGTGTTTGACAGAATTCACCATCTTTGCTGTGGCTGCGACCAACCTCTTTTACCTTTTTTGTAGCACGATCTTCAACGATGTAGTGCTTGAACGGGATAAAGTTAAGCTTCACGTAATGTTCTGCTTCTTTACGTGGGTTCTTTTTGCGACCTGGATCAAGTGGGATATGCTCATACGTCATAACCCTAAAGATTAGCTCATCTTCTTTAAGTGATTGGGGATCAATCTTATAATCAATTTGGCGAGGCTTTCCTGATACGGGCCCTTCATATGTATCACGCGCCTGCTCATAATTTGTTTGGCCTATGCGTTTTGCCTTGGCTTCTTGTGCGCTACGTAGTGCAAAGTTATACATGATACCAGTGCCTTTAGTATCAACGATTTCGCCAGTTTTCTCATCAATGATGTCTTCAACTTCCTCAATTTCATTGAATAGGTCGTCAAAATCTTCTACGATAGCATCAAACTTGTCATATCCAGGCTTGTCAAACTCGCTGTATGATACTTTACTATTATGGATTTCTTTCAACAACTCTTTGTTGTTTAGATATTTGTTGCGGGCTGCCATTTGGCCTCCTTATTTTTATTATTGTGTAGACATTATATAATGTCTTTAGACATTATAGCAAGTATTTGCTATCTTGTCAAGTACTTATCCGACTTTTCGTTAAAACCCATTATAAAAACGAGATAAATAAGTGTAACGAGGAGTATGTATTTATGCCAAATAATGAACAGCCTAATCAGCAATCAGTCAAAGTTGATCGCAGAGCAAGACTAGGTCCCGCAGCACAAGCTATGACAACGATTTTGGGCAATGCATTTGATTGCTCTAATATTCTACGACCACTACATGAGACCCGTGGAATCCTGTTTCCCTATACGCCTGATATAGCGTATGGTGGTCAAGCAAATTTTACTAACTGGCACTTTACCCACAGTAATTATCAACAGTATCAGTATCAAAATTCTGCACCATCAGAGATTCAAGTAACGGGAACATTTACTGCACAAACAAATGCGGAAGCACAATATATGCTTGCTGTTCTTACGTTTCTCAGGGCATCAACGATGATAGATTTCGGAAATGCTGCTGTACGGAGAGATACTGCTGGAACACCACCACCAGTATTGAGATTCAACTACTTGGGCGATCATATGTTTAACAATGTGCCTGTGGTTCTTATGAATTACAACTTCCTACTTGAAAGAGATATGGACTACGTTGAGATAACAGCGCCTGGTGTAAGTGCAAATGATAGAAGTAATCCAATTGCTGGGTTAGATGGTGCATCAAGGCAGCTTCTTGGCCTCAATGGTTTGCCAGGTAGAGCAGGCTCTAGTACATTTATGCCAACACAGCTAGTAATAACTTTGATGCTTGGTGTTCAGCAGAACCCACGCGCAACAAGAGAGAACTTCGATCTTGACAGCTTTAAGAGTGGTGACCTAATTACGAAAGGATTTATCTAATGGCTCGCATACATAAAGACAATTCACATTATTTGAACACACCAATTAAAGACTTTTACCTTGACGTTATGAAGTTAAGGAGAGTTCCAGCGAGTTCGAATGATAAAGTAATCCAAATAGAAAACAAGTATCACAAGCGACCCGATTTGTTCGCTAATGATTTTTATGGTTCTCCTCGTCTTTGGTGGGTTCTCGTAATGCGCAACATGGATACACTCATTGACCCAATTGAAGATTTTACTTCTGGGACAGAGATATTTGTGCCGTCAACTGAAATTGTTCAAGGACTAATTTAACATGGGCGATAGGCTAGAAGAAATAACAGTAACGGCTACGAGGCGTACTACCGACAGCGAATTCAAAGACACCGCACAGCCAATACCTAAGAAAAAGCCTGTCCAACTCGCAGATGTTAACATATTGCCTAACATTCTAGACAGCTATGAAAACCCCACGTATCATTTCAGATTATACATGAACGCACCTGGAGCACCGTTCAACAACGTTAAGCAGCGAGTAGTTATTGCAGAAAGCGGCGTGTCTCCCATTGACATTGATGAAGTGGAGATAATTTCAACTGGTGGCATGACTAAAAATGCAGGTACGGGAATAGCAACAAACTTTAGTTTTGTATTGAGAGAGCCATTTGGTGTTACACTACTGGATCAAATACAGCGGGCAGCACTTTTCTTGGGTATTAAGAATTTCCAGAAGTTTCCAATGTACTTGGAACTTTCGTTTAAAGGTCGCCGCTCAGTAGATATTGCTGGCGGAAACTCAACTAGTCCTGCAGATGATCCACTTAAGGGTTTAGTTTGGACTTGGCCTATAAAGTTGGCTGATATGGCAATGAATGTGAATACTGGGGGCGGCACATATTCTTTACAAGCAGTCAATTGGTCTGAAGGTGGACACACCAACCAAGCTTCTGATATGGAATCACCAATTAAGATTACTACTGATAAGGTAGGAGATTTTTTCACACAGCTACAACAACAATTGAGTGCAAGAGAAGCAGAGAAGAAAGAGACAAGCGGATATCTATTTCCAGATACATACAAATTTTTCATAGATGAGGAAATTATCAACGAAGGATGTGTTCCAGATAATCTTGAAGAACGCCAAAGTCGTGCGGGAAACTATAGTGAAGAAAAAAGTGGTAAGATGGAATTCACATTCACTCCAGGAATATCAATTGACAAGATAATTCAGAACGTACTGTCTTTGACGAAGTATTTTCAGAAGAAAGCATTAGGTACGACAGACCCCGATAAACCTGGGGAAGATCGTAAAGCAGAAGAAGCATTGTATTCAACACTATGGAGAGTTATTACTGATGTAGATATTGGCAGTTATGATGCTGGCAGAAATGATTATCAGAAACATTATAAGTATCTAATTATTCCATATGATATATCAACAATACAAACAAAATCAAAAATTGACTCAACCCAGAGTGACCAAGAAATAGTGGACACCCACAGAAAGCGTGGCATACTGCGAAAGGTGTATAATTATTTGTACACTGGTCAGAATGACCAAGTGTTTGATTTTGATTTATCATTCAATTTTAACTGGCACATCGCATTGCCAATTCAAGGTGGATTAACAACACAAATTACTAAGGCTGAGGCTGCTGCGAAAGTAACACCAGAACAACAAGAATTAAACGAACAACTCATAGCAAACTATATAAAGAAATTTGGTGGGTTGGCGAACGATTTTCCTGCTGGCCCTCTGGCTGGTTTTGATCCATTCGCACAATTGATTGAGATGTTAAAATCACAAGTTGATGTGAGTAGTTTTGATAATCCATTCGCTGAAGGCATAGAAACAGCGCAAAATTTACAACAAGATGTAGAAGATGTTCAAACTCAAGTAAACGATCAAGTTGGTGGTATAAACGATACAATTGGCATGGTTCAAGATGGTATTGGTCAACTCAATTCAGCCATACCTGGTGTGGTACAGCCATTGTTTTCACCTGCACTAAATGGTGCATCGACTGCTCTTGATCTTCTCCGTGTGCCAGGAATAAATCAAGATAGATTAGGCACAGGCAATAGTTCACCAGCAAGTGCAAGAAAAAATCTGCGAGAAATTGATTATCAGTTGGATGATTTGAACACAGAAGAAGCACTACAAAAGATTCAAGTTGCTTCTGAAGAAATGAAAGCTGGTGATGAAAGTTTAGATGGACAAAAATATGCTGCATCTCCAGGCCAAACACTATTGAGTGCTATGTTTGAGCAAGCAGTCTCACCAACAAATCGAGATTTGATTAATATTGATCTATCAATCAAAGGAGACCCATATTGGATTGAGCCAACACCACACAGATTTGGCACAGCCCCTGTCACAAACTTTACAAGAGCATTGTCAAAACGGGGAGTAGTTCCAGGCTCAAATGGACAAGGAGTAGCAGGCTTGTCAGAGAGTGAAACTGATGTTGCAGGAACAACTGGTTATGATGATATATTGTCTGTGGATACAGTATCTCACCAAACAATGATAGTATTTAGAAACTTTACACCACTAGAATTTGATCCAGAAACAGGAATTACACCAGCGGGGCGAAAGAGTACAAACGTTATTAACGGTGTGTACGGCGTACGTTTGGTTACGCATCAGTTTGCTGGCGGCGAATTTCGTCAAGTCCTTCATGGAATTCGCGATCCACAGATTAGTTTAAGAAATGTTGACTTGAATGCTGACATTAAAGATGACATTGGTGGAGAATACAGACCAACTGCATCAGAAGTATTCGATCCTGCCGCAAGTTCTGGTTTCTCTATGACAACCGCAGCAGATGGAAGTCTACTTGCAGTTCCATCATCAACCACAGATAATACGGATCCATTTGGATTAAATGAGAGCTTCGGCATTAGCCCAACTGGTGCAGTCAATGTCGATAATGTTGATGAATCAGTATTGGGTGGCATTGGAAACTTTGATACACAAGGCACACAAAACTTCACAACTGGTGATACTCCACCAGACCCAGACGGCGGGAATTAATAATGGCTAGTACATCACGCACACAGGGCGCAAGCAAACACTATAAACCATCTGGTCGTACAATACGATACGAAGGTCTGTATCTTGGATTTGTAAAAGATAACACAGATATTCAAAAAATGGGCAGGCTTAAGGTTTGGATTCCAGAGTTTGGATCACAAGAGGGCGACGAAAGTGCATGGATAGTTGTTTCTTATGCGTCACCATTTGCTGGCGCAACCAGCCCAAAGACATTGGGCAACAACGATCAAGTAGCAGAAACTACACAGACAAGTTATGGATTTTGGGCTATACCACCTGATCTGGATAACCAAGTTCTACTTATGTTTGTTAATGGTGATTCGTCACGCGGGGTTGTGATTGGTTGTTTGTTCCAACAGTTTATGAACAAGATGGTACCTGGACTACCTGCTGATAAAAATATACAGTTCCCATCAGTGGATGTACCAGTTTCAGAGTATAACAAACGAACAACACAAACAGCGAAAGAAGATATAGTTCGACCTGCACTATTGGCAGCGGCAGAAGGCATCAATGCGCAAGGCTTGATTAAAGATACTGTTCGCGGCCCATCCAGTAGCGGGGCGAGGCGAGAAGCACCATCTCAAGTATATGGCTTGCTAACTCCTGGCCCTGAAAATTCAGATGCACCAGGACATCGACTTGGTGGTTCACAATTTGTGATGGATGATGGTAACGGAACTGAACACATACGTTTGCGTACTAGAAGCGGAGCGCAGATGCTCGTTGATGAATCTAATGGCATCGTGTATGCGATTAACGCAGCAGGAACAAGCTGGATGCAGATGGACGCAGAAGGCAACTTCGATGTGTTTGGAGCAAAGAGTGTTAGTGTTCGTTCACAAGAAGATATTAACTTACGCGCAGACAATGATCTCATCATGGAAGCTGGTCGCAATGTGACAATCAAAGCAGCAGCAGATAAACTTGCAGCACCAGCAGAAGGAGCAGCACCAATTGCTGGTGGACAAGTTGGCCCTCCATTGGTAGGCGAAGGTGGTGAAGTGATTATTGAAGCAGCAAATGATTTTACCATGACTTCTGTACAAGGCAATCTGAATACTACAGTACTAGTTGGCGATTACGATATGACTGTTACTGGTGATCGTAAAGCCACAGTAATAGGAACTGATAATGTTACATCAACTGGCGGCATCGCATACACCACATCAGCATCAGTAGATGTTACTGGTTCTTCTGGTATAACAATGTCGGCTGGTGGTGTGTTTGGTGTTAGTAGTTCAAACTTTAATGTGGCTAGTGGTGGGGTTGGCACATCAGGCAACGTAGCAGCAGGCGGGAACGTAACAGCAAGCGGCGATGTAAAATCTGTATCAATGAGTCTAGAAGGATTGCAAGCGCACACGCATAAAATTGCTTCTGGTTCTTCTGCAGGCAGTACACTACCATTTACTGGATCAGGCGGTGGAGGAAGTGTCTCTGGCCCTACAGCAAGCACAGCGACAGCGGCCACACCAGCAACACCAACAGTCCCTGGTGCTAAAACAAATAACCTAGCACTATTTGTTCCACCGCTCAATACTGATCGCATTCAGCAACCAGTACTAACAATGGTTGGAAGATTCTTAACGTTTGAGCCATGCCCCGAGCATGAGAATGATGGCGGCGCTGGTGGTATAGTTTAATTAGTTGTACTCTTTCACTGTCTGTGTAAATTCGTGCTTGAAGCCTGGAAACTTCAGCTTTATTTTGAATAAGAATTTATCTATTGTGGGATTGTTTTCTTCGCGATAGTATATTGCAAATTTGTTGGTATCAGTTGTCCAATCATTGGACTGAATCGTGGGGTTGTTAGTCCACCCATTGTGAACGTGAATATTCTGAAAGCATCGCATGATAAGCGGATCATCTTCCAATGCTTCCAACTGTTCTTTAATCCACAAAACATCTTCTGTTGT